TTACCCTCCGGCTTTGATTTGATTGCGCAATTCTTCCAATCCAATTCTCTGCTCAATATAACAACCTAAACGATTTTTATCAAACTTTTCATCATCATTTAGGGTTTCATAACTTTCAATTATATTGTCAGTAATTTTAAATTTCCACATTGTTTTTGATACATACTGTTTACACTCGAGAATATCATAATTGCAAGCCTCACAATAATTTATAAACGCTTTTTCTTTTTCACAAAATTCCCATTTTCCTTTAATACCTTTATAAATCTCCATAGCATCCGCATTCCTTTCGGTTCAATCACGATAGAACCAGTTTTTTGATTTTATTGTAGCGCGTTGTGTGTTGGATTGCAAGTCGGAGCTTAGCCGCTCCGATCGGCGGTGGTGAGTGTTATTTCTTAATTGTCCATCCATCGCGTACAAGCTTTCCGTTTTTATATTCAATATAATTACATCCATCTTCAACCAACCATACTAAACCTTCACCACTATATCCGCAACTATCTGTCATAGTAGATGATTCTTTTGCGCACTGTTTAGCATCTTTTAAGTTAGTGAAGTAGCCGCCATATTCACCGTATACGCACCACTTGTCTTTTCTGGCTCTGGTCATCTTCATGCCCTCCTATTATTTGTGGTATCCACAGGCCGCCGAAGCGGTTTCGATTACTCATGTTTAATGGTTACAGTGGCGGTTTTTTTGTCATATTCCATCGGCGGGTATCCTTCGCGCTCGGCAATCTCTTTCATGCAGTTGAAAAATCGCGTTGCCGCGCCTCCGGCTGGTGCAAGGCTGATTTGACCATCAAGGGCAAGTTCTTCGAGTGCCATTCGTTCATTGCTCATATAGTGATTCTCCCTTTCCGTTATGTCTCGTCTGCATTCCAACATTTGCATTCATCGTCGTTGACTTCGCTGTATTCCTCGTCAGTGTTGTCCATGTTATAGAGCCTGTATGCGCCCCACAGTTGCGTTGTGCTGCCGTTGTCGATGATGACGGTCTTTATGTTGAACTTTTTGTATGTACCCTCTGCACCGCCATTAAATCCAGCCGCAAAGATTGTACCGTCTTTGTACTGCACGAAGATTGAGTCATCATCTGGCATGTTGTCAAAGTCATAATAGCCAATCCATTCAAGCGCTTCCTTGCGGCTGCTGAACATCTCGAATATCTGACCGCCTTTTGTCTCAATGCTTGTCATGTTGCTTTCCTCCTCAATTTGCTTTGGTTTGTGATTACATAGTACCATCATGTACATGATATGTCTATTGGCAGATTAGCCAAACATGTACATGATATTTTGTGCATTATCATCATGGACATGATACTCGGGCAGTGATACTATATAATGGATAAATTGGAGGTGTTGAAGTGGAGGAACGAAAAGAGGATTACCGCAACTGGTGGCAGCGTGAGAACCAGGAGCGTATCATTGTAATGGTCGACAAAGGCCACAAGGACAATATTAAGGCGGCAGCATTTGAAGCCGGGTACAAGAGCCTGAACGCTTATATAGTGGAGGCGATTGAGGAAAAGATGAAAAAAGAGGTCACATAACGCAATTATGGAACGATTAGCCGCTGTGAGTGTGATATTATGTTAGCATCAAAGGTCGTCTGGAAAAACCTTACGGATTAACCAACCCCCGTAACTTAGTAACTGATAGGAAAAAGAGAGAGTGTGTCTATACACACTACTCTCTCTTTTTACGTTCTAGGTTAATAGGTTATAAGTAACTAAGATGATTATAAATTGATTGATTGGAGTTGAGTAATATATGGCTAGACCAACAGATTATAGACAGGAGTATAACGACTTAGCTTATAAGTATTGTTTACTCGGTGCTTCTGATAAAGATTTAGCTGATTTTTTTTATGTAGAAGAGTCTACGATTAACAATTGGAAGATAGCACATACAGAGTTTATGGAGTCCATAAAAAGAGGCAAAGAATTAGCTGACGCAAATGTAGCAAGTAGATTGTACAGCAGAGCAACTGGATACGAGCAAAAAACAGATAAAATCTTTCAATTCCAAGGCAATCCGGTTATTGTGCCAACAGTTGAACATATAGCACCTGACACTACTGCTGCAATCTTTTGGCTTAAAAACAGACGGCCTAAAGATTGGAGAGACAAGCAAGACATTGAGGTATCTGGCAACGTCAGTTTCTCAGGTGAAAGCGAGTTAAAAGACTGATGAAGTCAACAAAATAATGATTTTTTGACCAAGGTTACAATCTGTAACTAATCCTGTATCAACTGCAGGAGTAAGTATACAAGGTTTTACAGCTTGTTTCCTTTGCTTTGCTTGTTCGTCAATAACACGGATTTCGTGGTTTCAATGGCTGTTATGTGACCAACTAATGCTGCTTGTGCTGCTGAGTGATTGAGGGTATGTACTCTCTCCTGCTGGTTGGTTGTGGGGGCTGCATGATGTGGATGCCTGGTTGCTGGCCGTGCCGGAATCGGGGGTGGGGTAGTCGCGGATTGGGCGGGTACGGGTGGAGGGAAAGGTATAGTATATATATCCCTCCTTAAACTTTCCCTTTTACACAATTAATAAAAAATCAACCTAAGGAGTTACAATAAATGGTAAGCGATAATAAACAGTGTTCTACTTCTGGAATGATATGCACCAATGGAGAAATAGCTAACGCAAATCATTTTACTCATCATAGAGCTGTAAGTGATTCGTGCGCCGAATATTCAGAAACTGACTATCAATCAGAATGCGCAAAGCTAGCGAGAGAAAACGCTGAACTGAAAGCTGATATTGCCCAGCTAAGAGCGGCGCTCATAAAAGTCGCTCTAAAGCTGTAGCCCACATCCACTAGTACATATTTCAAATTCACTTTAGAAGCTATCACATGCTTATTGAAGACGACTGGATTTAACGCACATTCTCCATCGGTCATTTGGGACGCTTGTGCCAGCGAGTGTTCGCAAAAACAATGAATAGCCCCGACTGTCTTCGGACTTAGGGTTGGCGGCTGGATGCGTCTTGCCGCCTATACGCTGACATAGCTCAAACGGTAGAGCGTCGCACTTGTAAAGCGAAGGTTGCGTGTTCGATTCACGCCGTCAGCTCCACGCCATCCTATGGGGTGGCTGTTTTGTTGTTTAAATTCCGTTAGGTGCTGGCTCGTTGAGAGCGCGGTGTGGACAAGCGCCAAAAGGACAAGTGGGGAAAAATATCGGTTTCGTATATAGCCTTGGGGCGGGCGGGCTAGATTCCGACAAAAGAAAGCGGTGATTCTCTGGACTGGAAATCAGAGGCTGAACACTTAAAATTTGACGATGGCTTGTCGTGGAAAGAAGTATATGCCTCTCTACGGCATTACTTTCCCGAATCAACTGACAAACAGGTTGAAGAACGGATACGCAGAGCATTGCGCAGAAGCCCAAAGTATCACGCCGACAAACCAAGATCAAACCAAGACCATTTTACCTATCACAGCGATTCGTCAGTAAATCTGTACATTGTTTCTGACGTACATTGCGGCGCTCATGGCTTTGACAAGAAAGCCTTTACTCGATACATAGCCATGATTGCAAGGGATGATAACGCGGTTGTGGCAGTACTTGGAGACTTGATTGACAACGCAACGCAAGGCTCCAAGGGTTGCATATTTTCTCAGCGTGTTTCACCTCAAAAACAGGTTGAGAGTGTCATTGAAATGTTAACGCCCATCAAAGACAAAATCATATTTTTTTGCATCGGCAATCATGAAGAAAGAACATTCCGGCAGACTGGCAGTGACCCCGGATATACAATGTGCCTCGGGCTAAACTGCCTCGACAAATACAACTACGTCCACGGCTTTATTACCATTCACGCCGCAGGAAAAATGTACAAGCTGTACGCCACTCACAACATCGGGAAAGCGGAGAGCAAGCTAAAAACGATGGCTCGAGCGCATTCTGATTGCGACATTATTATGGGCGGTCACATTCACCAAGCGAAGGTTGTGCCTGTTGCCCAACAGCTTCACAGCGGCAAAATAAAGACCACCTACGCTGTCACGGGGTGCGCTTGGCTGAAAGACGAAAGCTACTCCATATCTGCCGCCTACGAGCCTGTCAGCATGTCGCCTCCGCTTATAACACTGGGAGAACGAATGAATGTATACCAGTGATAAGCGGCTGATTTGCCTATGCCACCGCTGCTTGCAGGACTACACGTCAACTGGCTGGCGCGCAAAGCGTGACTACTCTGTGCAGATTTTAGAAGAATGCGAACATTGTAACCGCAGCAGCTGGGTCTATTTGATTGAGAGGGTAAAGCATGGCGAAAGCAAAGACGACAATTAATCTTCCAGATGTTGTTGGGGCTGGATATGGAAGCTTTTGGAGCGATAGACACCGCTATCGCGTTTTAAAGGGCGGTCGTGCTTCTAAAAAATCCACCACTACAGCCTTATGGTTTATCACCAACCTCATGAAATACAAGGACGCCAACGCGCTTGTTGTTCGCCAAGTCTACAATACCCACAAGGACAGCACCTTTGCCATGCTCAAATGGGCGGCTACGCGCTTGGGGGTATATCACCTCTGGCAGTTTAAGGAAACCCCCTTAGAGTGCATTTACAAGCCCACAGGGCAAAAGATATTATTCAGAGGTTTTGACGATGTTTTTAAGCTGACTTCCATTACTGTTGCAAAAGGCGTTCTTTGCTGGGTGTGGTGCGAAGAAGCCTATGAAATTCAGGACGAAGAAGAATTTCGCGTGCTTGACGAAACCATTCGAGGTGAAGTTCCCGATGGCTTGTGGAAACAAATTACACTCACCTACAATCCGTGGGTGTCGTCACACTGGACAAAAGACCGTTTTTTTGACAGTACCGACCCTGACGCATTCACCCTCACGACCACCTACAGATGCAACGAGTGGCTTGACGATGCAGATAGAAAGCTGATCGAGGACACAGCGGTAACAAATCCTGATAGGTACAGGGTTATCGGCTTGGGCGAGTATGGCATCCCAGGCGGTGCGTTCTTTGGCGAATTTCGTACGGACACTCATGTTATGGAGCCTTTTCCTATCCCGTCGCACTGGACGCGCTTTGTTTGCATTGACTACGGGCTTGATATGCTTGCCGCCCTCTGGATTGCCGTTGACGAGCGAGGATTTGCTTATATTTACAAAGATATCAACGAACCGAATTTAATTATATCCGATGCCGCACAAAGGGTTAAGGAAGTAAGCGGCGGCGAAAATATCCGCCTGCACTATGCCCCTCCCGACCTTTGGAATAGGCGACAGGAATCTGGCAAGTCGGTTGCAGACTGGTTTCGTGATTCTGGCATTGTTCTTTTCAAGTCAAATAACGACCGTGAAGACGGTTGCTTTGCGATGAAAGAATGGCTAAAGCCCATCGACACAAAAGACGTTGAAACAGGCGCACCTATCAGAATTGCAAAACTGCGTATTTTTTCAAACTGCAAAACGCTGATTAACTCCTTGCCGCAGCTTAGGACGGACGAAGTTAAGCCGAACATATACGACAATGAAGCTAAAAGTGCAACGAGACATAAATTGACGCATGCGCCTGACGCATTGCGTTATTTTTGTGTCATGCGCCACCGACCGACAGACGCTATTATTCAAAAATCATATGACTATTTCCGCGATACTTACGGCTACGGCGACAATGAACACGATGGCGAACCCTCAGAAAGCTATATTTACATGAAAGTGACGGGGAGAAGATGATAATTTACCCTATTTTACTTACGGTTTTGCCCTTTATTTGCTTTTTCCTGTGCGTCTACTGCTACATTTTGGGGGTAAAGCATGGGCGTGTTGCTCAAAACGGCGGTACACCGCGCATCCCAAACCCTGTCGCCGCCATAAAAACGGCTGTTGAGGAAGCGGAGGCAGAAAAGGAAGCCAAGGAACTTGACAGCGAGTTTGGAGAAATCATGTCTTTGTCGCGAGAGAGCATGATGGACGCGATAGATAAAAAGCGCGACGACCGAATGGGGCGTGGTTAAATGACGGAAAAACTTGACAACACCCTCGAATGGGAACAAAAAACAGCAGGCGAACAATACAACAACAACATCCGCTACTACACGGCAACCGACCTCAACTGGAACATGTACAACGATAATCAGTGGGTTGGGGTAAAAGCTAATGATTTGCTAAAATTTCAGGCAAACGTCTGCAAGCAGTCCACGAACTACCAGCGGGCATCCATTTTAAGCCGACCCATCAAAGCTGAATACGATGCCGACAATATCCCTGAGCCAATGCCGGGCTCACAAGACCCCGTTGACCTTGCAAACAAATCCAAGCGTGAAATCATCAAAAAGCTCACGCAGGCGGCAAGCATGAAGTGGGAAAAAGAAAAAATGCAACACAAGCTTCATGAAATTTTGCTTGATGGGGCGGTTTCTGGCGACATGTGCGTTCACACTTACTGGGATGAAACAATGGCAACAGGACAGCTAGAAACGGGCGACTTTCACACCGATGTAATTGACGGCGCAAGAGTAATGCCATCTAACCCAAATTCAGCCGACATGCAAAGCCAAGAGTATATCCTTATTGTTGGTCGTGAAGCAGTTTCCAAGCTGAAAGCAGAGGCCAAGCGCAACAAGGTAAGCCAGTATTTTATTGATGCCATTATGTCAGACCGCGATACGGAATACCAGATTGGAGAACGTGGGAAAATTGAGCTGGAAAGTAAAGACGATGTAGGGGCAAAAGCGACTTATGTCATTAAATACTGGAAAGACGAAAGCGGAGAGGTTTTCTGGAACAAGTCAACCAGATACTGTCAGATTGTTAAAAACAGAAAATTGGGCAACGCAAAGGGCGAGTACATAGAAGAAACCAAAATAACACGTTACCCGATTGCTTGGGGCAACTGGGATATTATCAAGAACTCCTACCACGGCAATTCGCTTATCGGAGGTATTGTAGACAACCAGCTTACCATTAACCAGCTCATTGCAATGTGCAACCACTGGATGCGGCTTAATGCCTTTGGCAAAACCATAATTGACAGCGACCGCATTGAAAAGTGGACAAACAAATTAAACGAGGTCATCAAGTGCAGCGGCTCTACTGATGGCGTTGTTAAGCAGCTTGCCGCTGGAAACTTCAATTCTGCCATTCTGGAACTCATTAAACTAATTGTGCAGTACACCAAAGAGTTTTCAGGCGCAACCGAGGGCGCGTTAGGACAAATTAACCCCGAACAAGCCAGCGGAACCGCTATCATGATGGCGGCAAAGCAATCGGCAGTCCCACATGCAAATATCCTTGAAAATCTCACGCAGTTTGTAGAGGACATTTACCTTATTTGGGGCGAGTTTATGCTGAAGAAGTACAACACTCGCAAGCTGTTCTTCAAAAACGAAAAGAATATGCTGACCGCCTTTGATTACAACAGCGAGGATATTTCAGATGTGCTTCTTTCTTGCAAAGTGAATGTAGGACCGTCCTCCATTTACAGCGAAACTGTGCTGATGCAAAACTTGGACAGCTTGGCGCAACGCGGACCCGAATGGATAACGCCTGTTGAATATTACGAAGCGGTAGCGACGATGAACATTCTCCCTAACCCTCAAAAGCTGATTGCAAATGCCAAGGTGCGCGAAATGCAGAAAGCGCAGATACAGCAGATGCAACAGCAGCTTGCGCTTGCGCAGGGCTTGCCACCCCAGTTAACCACGGCCACAGGGCAAGGCGCGAACTCCCCTGAGCTACAGGGTGCGCTAGGCGCAACCGCTCAAAACAGCCTCAGAACAAGCCAGCCAAAGCAAAGCTAATCAGAGCGAAAGCGCAGAAGCGCAATCGCTCTTTTTTTATGCCTAAATTCGCACGGGCGGCGTACAGCCCAAAAGGAGATTTTTATGCCAGATGATTTTAACGTAGTTGACGCTACGCAAGAGCCTGTCGTGGAGGTTCAGGAAACCACCGCAGAACCAGCCGCAGCCGTTGAGAGCGTAAACGCTGAACCCGCGATTCAGCAGACGGAACAGAAAGCGGTACAGACCCCCGATGAAAACGCCAAGTATGCAGCCGCAAGACGCAAAGCGGAAGCCGAAAAGGCAGAGGCGGTGCAGGCGGCAAGGGATGAAGCAGCCGCTTCGCTTGCAAAACGGTTCGGCATTGAAAACGTCAAGACGCTTGATGACTTTGACAAATATGCCGCCAACCTTGAATTGCAACAGGCGGGAATCGACCCTGAAAAGTACAAGGCGCTACGGGAAAACGACCCCGAAGTCAAAAAGGCAAAAGCCATTTTGGAGCAGCAGGAAAGAGCCTCCAAAGACCTTCAATCTTTTGGCAATTTCAGGGCGGCATTCAAGGAGGCAAACGACAGAGAGTTTGACATTGCCACCGACAAAGAAGTGTATCAGGCGGTCAAAGCCGAAGCCGACACAAGCGGCAAAGACATGGTGGACGTGTTCGCACGGTACCAAAACAAAAAGCTGCTTGCGGAACTCGCTGACTTGAAAGCCAAAGCAAAGGCACAGGAAACCAATGCGGCAAACGCCGCCGCATCACCCGGAAGCGTAAAGGCTGACGGCGACACAACCGCGAACGGAGAGTACATTACCCCCGATCAATTTGAGCAAAACAGGTCTAACCCGCAATGGGTGAGAAAAAACCTAGAAAAAATTATGAAAAGCCGCCCAAAGTGGGGCGGCTGAACTATTGAAAGGATGATTTTTAATGCCTAATAACGTCGCAAAGGGCTTTATCCCTGAAATTTTTGACGCAAATATTATGCGCGCTCTCGAGGATAACCTCGTTTTCAAGAAAATTGTTCGAGTTGTTCCAATTAAAGCCGCTACCGGCAAGGGCGACACCGTATATTTTACCGGTCTGGCTGACCCCACAATCACCAGCTACACCGGAACCATTACACATGAAGCCCTCATTGACGACCAGATTGCGATGCTTGTTGATAAAGAGGAAACCTTTGCTTTTAAGGTCAACGACGAGGATGCCTTGATGACTAATGTTGACCTTCCCGGCTCTCAGGCGCAGCGTGCGGCTTACAACTTAAAGCGCAAGATTGAGGTTGAGGCGCTACAGACTATTGCTGGCTATGCAAGTGCTGGGACTGTAACCGCAACTATTACCAGCGCAAACATTACTAGCTCTCTTGCTTCTATTGCTCAGTATCTTGCGGAGCAAAACGTTCCCGAAGACAACATGTTTATTGTTGTTCCCCCTTGGATTCAGCTTAAATTGAAGCTGGCTGGCATTTCTTTCTCCTACAATGAAGGTTTGTCTGGCAAGGGCGGCATGGCGTGGACTAAAGACCTCGGCTTTGACGTTTATGTCACCAACACCGTTTACAACAGCGGCACTGCCGCAGCTCCTGTGTCTTCCGTGCTGGCTGGCTCTTATCAGTCTATCGGGTACACTGACATTCAGCTTATGACCCGCCGCAACGAACTGCACAACACCCGCGCTATTGGCATTGATGGCGGCTTGATTTACGGCTACAAGGTCATTAAGCCGAAGGAACTTGCCACGGGCGTATTTACATTCGGCGCAGAATCCAGCACGCTTTAATTGCGCAATCTAAGAAAGGAAGTACATTTATATGGCTAATGTTACTGTTACCAACACCAAGCTAACTGCATTCAACGCTTTCAAGGTTTTGGCCGCGAACGCCGCGACTGAAACCACAGACGCAACCGCCCAGAAGTTTGTTTTTACCCCCACAGGCAAAGACAATCACGCTTTGATTATCGTGTCTACCACCGCTGACGATGCAGCGGCCGAGATTCTGACCGTTGCCGTTACTGGCGGTGAGGGCGTATTTGCTCTTGGCGCTCTCGCCACTACCGTGCCCGGCGTTGCAGGCCTGTATGCGTTCCAGATTGAGACCGGGCGCTACATGCAGTCTGACGGCACAATTGAAATGACCTTTACCCCCGGAACGGGCAAAGACCTTGCAACCGATTTTGCGCTCAAAGTCTACGTCTGCGAATCGTTGCCCAACTAACAAAAATGGGGAGGGGGAAAACGCCCCCTCCCCTCCCCAATCATGGAGGATGCTATGAAATTTTTTGCTCAACCCAATTTATTTATTCGATTCAAACCGCTTCACAAACGGTTGTTTAATGCAACAGGCTTTTTCTTTGACGCTAACGGAGAGTTTGAAACCGACCGCGAACTGCTCATTAAAGTTTTGCAGAAACAGTTTAAATATGAAGATACAGCCACCGCAAAAGCTATTAAACCCGAAAACACCGCTGACACTGGCGAAAATATAAAGCATTGCAAAAAGTGTGATTTTACGTGTTTTAATCAAGGCGACTTGTTGGCTCATTACAGAAAAGAACACCCAAAAGGAGATGCAGAATGAAAAATCCCATCAAAAACATTTCCGCAAATGTTGCTTACATCAATCCTTCGGACACCATTTTAAAAGTAGACACTTCCGTTTTTGCAACGGCAGTGTATTTCAGCGAGCCGTCAAAAAATTACGATGGCACTTACACGGTCAAGAAAACGGACAGCGGCTCAAACGCGGTCACTATTTATCCTTACGCGGGAGATACAATAGACGGCTCCGCAAGCGTAACGCTGGCCTTACAAAACGACTATAAAACGCTTTCGCCCGTTAGCGGAGGCTGGACTGTCGTTGATGCTTACACCGCCACACCGACGCTTGTTAACCCCACAATCACAGGCACAGGCTCGGCGGTGCTTAGTAAAATCAATCCCGTTTCTGCAACAGGCGTTTTGACAATTGGCGGTGTTGCTATTGACGGCGAAACTGTGACCATCGGGACAGATGTTTATGAGTTTTGCGCAGACGCCGCGCAGTCTTTAACAGAAGGCTCAACAGTTGCGGTTGACATTACAGCGCATGCCACAGCTTCACAGGGAACATTGACAATGCCTGTAAACCCCACGGCGACCAACACCATGACAATCGGTGAAACGGAATATACGTTTGTTGCCCTTGCTGATTTTGACACAGCGGGAGAAATCCCCATTGGTACAAATGTGGCGGCAACTCAGGTAAATGCAGTCGCGGCAATCAACGGAACAGATGGAGTAAACGAAGCGCACACCCTTGTTACTGCGGCGGCTTTTGCGACTAACGCTTGTGTGATTACCGCCAAAGTCGCGGGCGTAGCAGGAGATTTAATTGCGACTACAGAAACTTTTACAGCCGAAACAAACATATTTGACGGCGACACACTCGGCACAACTGAGGCGGGCGTTGACTGTACGGCTACTCTTGCTGTTACTGCTTTGGTGGGTGAAATCAACGCAAGCGGCACAATGGGTGTAACTGCGGCTGATAGCGCAGGGGATACCGTGACGTTGACCGCAACGGCTGGCGCGGCTGGTACTGCACTGGCTACCACTGAAACGATGGCTAACGGAGCATTTGCGGCGGCTACCCTTGTCGGCGGTTCTGACATGGGGCTGACGACTCCCATCTTTACAAACCCGATTTCAAGAATAACCGTTGGCACTCACAGCTATGCAAGCGGCACAACTGCATGGACGCTGACAGCGGCTGAACTTCTCAAGCCATATCACATCATGACGCTTGCTGGCGGCGGCGTTGATGCCGTCATTCCCCTTACTCCTGCTATTCCATATACGTTTATTAACACAAGCGGTCAGGCTGTTACGGTTAAGGGTGCAAGCGGAAACGGCATTGCAATTGCAAGCGCAAAAACAGCCACAGTTATGGCAGACGGCACAAATGTTATCAGGCTTACACCTGACGCATAAGGGGGATAAATAAATGTCATCTTTACTCGAATTACAGTCTGCAAAGGTCTATCTCGGCAAGAGTGGAATTGAGGGCACAAAAGGCATCTTTGCGGTTGACGACGATAAAGTTGTCACTTTCACAAATATGAAAGTAGGCGTTTACACGGTTGCCGCACAGCCTACCGCCTCATGCCTTATTAGTGTATTGGCAACCGCTGTAGGGACGGCTGACACAATGGGTACGCTAGCGGTTGTCGGCTCTCTGGCTGGCGTAGCGGCCACCGAAAGCATTGTCCCGATTGCTGGCACTACAGTTTACAGCGCCAATGAGTACGACACCATTACTTCCATCACTGGCGCAGGCTGGGTTATTGACGCAGGAAGCGGCAACGACACAATCAAAATCGGCGTTGCTTCCGCTGTTTCTGGCGACAATTATTACTTTACCGCAGTTCAAGCCCTTGCTGATACCGTAGTGGCATCACAAACCGACGTGACGGGCTACACAGGCACACAGCTCAGCGATTACACCAAAATACCCGAGGGCGTAACCGTGCCTTGCAGATGCACGAAAATAGCCCTTACAAGCGGTGAAGCAATCGGCTATCTGGCGAGGGTATAAGGAGGCGGCTTAAATGGCTACCACAGCTAACACTTGTTTGCAAATTGCTTTGTCTCTCGCAGACGAAATACCAGATACGGGGCTTTTCACTTCTTCTGATCTTGACAGTTACAAAGTCCGCGCTCCCTATATTCTCACCCTGCTTGAAGCTGAATTGCTCAAAGAGGGTGAGATTTTTAATGCCTATACTTTGACAGACACTGATGCACCATTCTCCACTGCTACTGTTGACGATGTGTGGATACGGATTACAATGCCAGCCGATTTCAAAAGTGTAAATGAAGTCACTACGATTGACGCTGACGGTAACTATGTCAATGTTTCGTACAAGTGGGAAAGCAAAAATATCCTCGTTTTCCCTGCGCAGTTTGAAGGTACGCTTACAGTTTCCTACCACGCAATACCGGCCGTAATTACCGCGCTGACAGATGCTTTGCACGTGGACGACATCACGGCAAGAACGCTTCTTCCCTACGCTCTGGCGGCTGAACTATTTAAGATGGAAAATCAGGACATTTATAACTACTGCTCTCAGCGGTATCAACAGTTAAAGAAAGCAACGGTTAAAAAAGCAGTGATGGCAGAAATTGTAGATTATTATGCGTAAGGCGGTGATGAAGTGGCAAGAGAAAGTATTTTTACCATTGACAAATTTCTTGGCGTGAATGAATCGCCTGACGGTGACACGGGGCTACAGTTTGGTGAAGCGGCGATTATGCGCAACTTTCACATTACCAAAGAGGGCAATTTGCAAAAACGCCCTGGCTGGAAATCTATTTTCCGAGCGCCTGATACTACACCCGTTCGCTGTATTTGGCACGGAAATGTTAGTGGCGTAGAGCACGTTGTTGTCGCATCCGCTGGCAAATTGTTCGACATGCGGCTTAGCGATTTTGGAGGGTAAACATGATTGTAAAATCTGAACCAGTTATTACCGTATCCGCTGTTATTACGCGCAAAGACGGGCGCATTGAAAATCTTGGCATTATTTCAACCAATAAAAATAAGGAGGACAAATAAATGGCAACTGTATCCGTATTGACTGACGGTGGTCTTGACATTACAACTAATCGTATTAAGGGCAGCGGCACTGAGCCGAAGTATGTAGGCTGGGGGACTGGAACGACTGGTGCTGTTGTGGCCAACACCGCGCTTGAAACTCCCGCGGCAGAAGCTAGAACTTCGGGAACCACCTCGCAGGAAACCACTACAGAAACAAATGATACATACCGCGTTGTTGGTGCTATTACTTGCGCCACCTCTGCAAAGGCAATTACAGAGGTTGGCTTGTTTGACGCGTCAACTGACGGCAATTTGTTTGAGCGCAGCACATTCAGCGCAATCAATCTTGATGTTGGCGACGCGGCAACATTTACTATTGACGTAGTTTTTGCCCATCCTGCGTGATGATACGCTATTTAATTATGTTGGGAGGTGGTTATTATCGCTGATCGTTTTTGGGTGGGCGGTGGAGGCAACTGGTCAGATTATACCAATCATTGGTCGGATACGTCTGGCGGTTCTCCCGGCGCAACTGTTCCAAATTCTAATCATAACGCATATTTTGACGCGAACAGCTTTACTGCCTCCGGGCAAATAGTAAACATTGATGGTGGCGGCGGGTATTGCCTAAATATGGATTGGTCTGGCGTAACAAACACTCCAACACTTACAAACGGTACTGGATACTTGCCTATAGCTATTTACGGAAGTTTAACTTTGTCGCCTAATATGTCAACCGGGTCATATGGAAATGTAATTTTGTTTTTATTTAAAAGCAATATTGCTGGACACACAATTGATATGGCGGGAATAAAAACTTGGAATATGTCTTTTGATGGCGATGGAAGTTGGACGCTATTAAGCGACTTAATTGTAGCGAATAACTTTTCGATTGATAAAGGGAATTTAAACACAGGCGGTTATAATATCTCTTGCGCTAATTTTTATTGCTACGCAGCTAGCTATGCAAAGTCGCTTGTATTAAACGCGTCTGTAATTACAATCAGTGGTGACGTTCGTTTTGGCGTGGCCAACACAACTATTTCAGCTGGAACATCAACCATTAAAATAACGGGAAACTCAAAAACATTTATTGGTGATGGGCAAACGTTTAACAACGTAGAGTTTCAAGGAACACCAACTACTATTACGGGTAGCAACACATTTAACGACTTAAAAATATCCGCAGGAAAAACGGTTAATTTTACAGCGGGTACAACGCAGACCGTAGCCGACATGAGCGGAAACGGCATCAGCGGAAGCCTTATTACTTTGCAATCTACCTCCGCAGGAACGCCTTACACTATCAGCAAGGCAAGCGGAACACTAGAAGTTGAGTATTACTCTATTAAAGACTGTACGGCTTCTGGCGGCGCTACGTTCAATGCAGTTAATTCGACCAATGTAAGCGGAAACACGGGCTGGTCATTTTCTTATACTCTGCATCTTATTGCAAATGCCTTAGCTTCTGTGGGGTTGCAAAAATCATCTGCAAAAGCGTTGTCAACCTCTACCGTTGTTGCGCCAATCGTGCAAAAAAGCGTTGCTAAATCGCTTTTAGCAAATGCAATTACGTCTTCTGCAATACAAAAATCAGTCTCCAAAACTTTTGCATCTTTGGCATTTGCAGCTTCATTTGCCAGTAAAACCGTTGCAAAATCTTTCAGTGCGTCAGCCAATGTTGCGGCAAGCACAAGCAAAACAGTTGCTAAGACTTTAACTGCATCTGTAATTACCACAGCTTCCGTTGCAAAAAGCTTAACAAAATCGCTTGTTACTTCCGCGTCATCTACCGCAAGCATAGTTAAGCAAACTGCTAAAACTTTAATTGCGACCGTATTTGCAACTGCAAACAGCGGATATATTGTTGGTGATGTTATCGGCACGCTGACAGACGCCGAAACTCATATGTTTGGCTTCAATAACAAGCTGTACATTATGAACGGCACGCAGTACAAGGTGTGGGACGGCACAACGCTTTCTGACGTGGCAGGATACGTCCCGATTGTGGCAACTGCCGCCGCACCCGCAACGGGTACAGGAACAAGCAACGAGCAAGTAAATAAACTGATTGCAAGTCAATACATCTGGTATTCAGGGACGGTTGATACGACGGTATATCAGCTTCCAGCCACTTCCCTAACAAGCGTCGACGCAGTTTATGTGAATGACGCGTTGCAAACCTTGACGACGCATTACACCGTCAATTTGACGAATGGCACGGTTACTTTTGGAACGGCTCCGGGCGCTGGCACAAACAATGTCAAAATCCGCTACACTAAAACCACCACAGCGCAAACGGCTAACCGCGCTTTAATACTTGCTCAAAAGTATTCGGAAATGTTCAATGGGAAAACAGACAATAGAATATTCCTGTATGGTGACGGCACAAACAAAGCTTATTACAGCGGCATTGAGTACGCGACAGGCAGGCCAACCGCCGAATACTTCCCCGATTTAAATGTGCTTGACATTGGGACAAGCAACACCCCTGTCACCGCTTTGACACGCCATTTTAACAAGCTGATGGCATTTAAAACCGATGGAACTTACCTGACCGAATACGGCACTATTACGCTTGAAGACGACACTGTAACCGCAGGATTTTACACAAGCGGAATTGACAGAGACACGGGCAATACAGCTTTAGGGCAAGTAAGGCTTGTCAACAACTATCCAATTGCGATACACGGAAATTCGGCGTACCGCTGGGGACTTTTGTATTCTAGCGGCGTGCAAGACGAACGCTCGGCAAAGAGAATATCAGACCACGTTGCAAACACACTCTCAGGGCTTGCGCTTTCTTCTGCAATCACTTTTGACGACGATTTAAACCGCGAATTTTGGATTGTGCAAAACGGCACGGCATTAATTTGGAATTATGCGGGTGAAGTTGACCAAGGCAAGAGCTACAAAAACAATACATGGAGCATTTACAACAACATTCCTGCATCGTGTTTTGCACAAGTTAACGGTGACGTTTATTTTGGCACAACTGATGGGCGTATTTGCAAATTGTCAACAGACTATCACAGCGACGACGGCACGGCAATTAACGCATATTGGGAATCTGGTTCAATGTCTTTTGACAAGCCCTACATGCGCAAAGTGCTGTCTTACGTTTACACAGTGCTAAAGCCAGAGGTTGGAACTAGGTTAAATGTCACGCTTGAAACTGATAAGAAATCAGACTTTGACGACAAACTTCTCGGGGAAAGCGTTCTTAATTTCACGCACATTGACTTTAACCATTTCAGTTTTTCGACCAATTACAAACCAAGGACTAACCGCACCAAGCTAAAGGCGAAAAAATTTACTACGCTAAAGCTGATTTTTTCCAGCAATTCAGCTTCAGCAACAGCGACCGTTTTGTCTTGTTCTTTGCCCGTAACAGAAACAGGATACACAAAGTAAGGGGGAACTTATGGCAATCGCAGAATTTACAACTGATCTCAATATTATAGCCGCGCTGGACGACGAGCCAAATGACAGCGGCGGCTTAACTCCCGCGCAAGCAAAGGCAAAGTTTGATGAAGGGGCGCTTGCGCTACAGACATACCTCAACGAAGTTCACATTCCTGAACTGGATGCCGTTCACGTTCCCTATGATTACACTGTAGCTGGCGGTCAAACAATTAAAGAAGCAATGGAGGATTTGACCGCTGGCGTAATGCTTGACAACAGCGTAACTGCCGCAAAGCTGACAAGCGATTCTGTTACAACTGCAAAGATTGCTGACGGAAATGTGACGTTCGAAAAGCTAAATTCTAGCGTTCTGGCGACAGAGGCGGCGGCACAGGCTGGAACCGCAGAAAATTCTATCATGAATCCGTTAAGAACAAAACAAGCAATTCAAGTTTCTGACGCGACTACACAGGCTGGCGTCATTTCAATTTTGGCTGCAGGCGCTACCTATACGGTAACGTTTGCCTTTACTCCGACTTGCGTTTTAGTTTGCCGCGCTTCTGCTGGAACGTTATCGTTGTTTAGAAGCGGAGATTCTTTTCGGCTTTTAAATGGCGATGAAATGAACGCGTATATGGATGCCTCTTTATCGGGCAATACGCTTTCTTTTACAACACAAGCTGGCTACAACTGGGCTACAAAAGCGTACAACTATATTGCGTTTCGTTAAGGCAGAACGTCAAGCGTTGCGTGATGCAGTCAACGCACTGGAGGCACAAAATGAGTAAACAAATCGCAACCATTCCGCTCTCCACAATCGAGCGAATACAAATTTACATCAACACCGCAAAAAAGTCTCTTGCCACAATCAAAGCTGAAACAGGCGCTGACTATTTAATCAACGGCGGCTTGTACAATATGTCAACATTCAAGCCTGTTTGCCACCTTAAAGCTGACGGCGTAGTTTACGCAAAAGACCAGTACGCCTACTGGGGCTATTCGTGGAATGCCGCTGACATTTCAATGACCGTTGTGCCAGATTCCGCAAAGCAAAATTATATCTGTTGCAACGCCCTTATCGATGCAAACGGAAGGGTGGACAAGCTGGCGTATACATCTGCACAGGGAGGCGCAAGAGGCAGGACGGCCATAGGCATTGCAGGTGACAAGCTGTGCCTGTACGTTTCCGGAGACGGCACAGCAGACGCCAAGACGCCCGAAGGCTTGCGTGACGAACTCATTGCCCTTGGCTGTACATCGGCGCTTATGCTCGATTCTGGCGGTTCTTCTCAGTGCATTTTCAACGAAACCGAAATAAGAAGCGCAAGGCGGGTACACAATTTCATTTTGGTATATCTGAAAAAGGGAAAGCTAGAGCCCGTCAAGGAGGATACATTGGCAATAAAAACAATATGCCTTGATGCAGGACACGGCACAGGCTCGGTTAACGGTACGCCTGACGGCACATACAAAGAAGAAGAATTTACTTTTGATATGCAAGGGCGTATCAAGCCGCTTTTGGAGCGTCACGGCGTGGGCGCGGTGCTGACTAGACCGACACGGGCAACAGTGTCGCTGGCAAACAGGGCAAAGATAGCCAACGCCGCAAAGGTTGATGCTTTCGTTTCCCTCCACTCTAACGCGGCGGGAAATGGCGGCTGGTACGATGCAAGCGGATTTCTTATTTACACATCGGCGGCGGGTGATACAGCGGGGCGAAACATTCTTGCCAAGGCTATTATTGCCCGTGCCAAAGAAGCAAAAATCAAAGTGAGAAACACCGCCTTAGCGCATAGCATGTACGCAGTCCTGAAAAACACTACAATGCCAGCCGTGCTGATAGAGTACGGTTTCCACACTAGCAAGGAAGATTCCGAACTGCTGAAATCGTCTGACTACAGGGACAGGCTGGCAGAGCTGACCGCAAATGGTATTTTGGACTACCTCGGTATTGCGTGGGCAGATAGCACCGCCGATCAGGTAAAAAAACGGTTTGACTTTGCGGATGAAACTATGGAATATCTTGCGGCTTATGAGTACGCTGACGCTTTACTAAGGGCATTGGCAACAAAAAAATAACGGAGGTACATGCATGAAAGAAAAATTTGCAAAACTAATTGACGTAAAATCTATTGTTACGGTTGTGCTTACATCAGTTTTTGCTTACTTAGCTATTGTAGGTAAAATCACAGGGGCAGAATTTCTTACCGTGTTTGCGGTCGTAATCGCTTTTTACTTCGGAACACAAGCGCAGAAAATAGCTGACAAGGGGGAATAAGCCATGACGGAGTGGAGCGTCGTTTTAGTAATTATAGCCCTTGTGGGGCTTGGCGCGGCTATCATAAAGCCAATTGTATCATTAACAAAATCTATCACGACGCTCACTTGCGCCGTTGAAAGCCTACAAAGAGACGTAAACGCACTCACTGATCGAAATACCGAATCACATGACCATATATGGGAAAGTGTGAAAAGTCTTGTTGCCACAACTGGCGACCACGAAAAACGTATTATCCGCATAGAGGGGAAGCGATACGATGGCAACTAACCAAGAGCTATACGATTTAGCAAAAGCAAGAGGTGACGCGCTTGGCATGAGGAATGCCAATGACGCTGAAAACCAACTCCGCAATGCAAACGGTGAAGCGGCGCAGTTTGCCAACAAAGATATTGCGACCGTGGCACAGCAAACAAAATCGGCCAATCAAGCTACTCAGCCAGCGTCCGCTTACTCTTACACCGACTTAACCGATCAGATTGACAACACCTACAATGCCTACTTAAAGCAACAGCTTGACGCTTTAACTGCTCAGGAGACAAAGATTGAACCCACCTACGCCGCCGCACGGAACAATGCCGCAGTTACTCAGTCGCAAAACCAAAACGCTTTTAACGAGTATGCAAACGCAAACGGCTTAAATGTTGGCGCTGGCGGTCAAGCGGCTTTGTCAAGGCAGAACGTTTACGGCAACGCTATCAACGCCGCTGATGTTGCACAGGCTAATGCGTACAGTGATATTGCTTTACAGAAAAGCACAGTGCAAAGTGATGTTGACAGTCAGCGGTCACAAGCACTTTATGACGAATTGGTTCGGCTGGACAATGCAAGCCGTGAGCAAAATCAGTTTGACGCTTCCCTTTTGGCAAACCAGCAGTCAGACGCTTTGTCACAGCAAAGGTATGAACAGGAGCGGCAACAGGGGCTTGCTGATACCGAGTATAGCAGAATGACAAAACTCGCTGAAACAATGGCGGCTTACGGTGATTTCACAGGCTATGAAAATATGGGCATTGACACCACGCAGATGAAAGCGGCTTATGCACAGCAACAGGCTCTTGCGCGGCAAAAATCCACCAGCGGTGGTTCAGCTACTGCGTCAAAACCTACTCTAACTTATGCACAAATGATTGATGCAATAGAAAAAGAAAATTACACCCCCGCCGTTCTTGCGGCTTATCAGTATTACATGGGTGAAGCTTTGGGCGGCGACACGCAAGCACCCGCCCCAACCACTGGCAGTAACGGCAATATCACTTCCCCGACTTACTCCAAAGTTTGGGGCTTGGTTCGCAATATGTCTAAAGACAAGGTTGTGCCGTATCTCACCAACGCTTATGCAAACGGTCAAATTACTGACGCAGAAATAGATATTATTTTAGATCAACTCGGCATGTAAGGGAGGCTGACCAATGGCAACTTTAAAAGGTTCTGCGCGGCTCAACGCCCTTGCTACTACGCCAAAAGAAGCGGCTACTTCCGGCATCAATCGCCTACAGGCATTGTCAACTCCTGCCACCTCCTTGCCGCTTCGCGGCAGTGCGGCGAGAAGTTCAGCGGATAGCCCGATCGTTCCATTAAGCGCCTCCAATCCGTGGAGAAATACAACAACTGCGTCTTTGCCCACTCCACCTAAGGCAACCGAACCGCCCAAAATTGCAGACCCTGTTAAAAGTGCGGGGCTTGCAATCGGGGGCGGTGTTAAAAGCGCTGTTGGTGGTTCCTTTAACGCCCTAGAAACCCTGTCTAACCTTTTGACCAACAAAGCGTCAAAAAGCACAGGGGTTAGCGAGGACAAGCTGTCTCAGGTGTCAAGGGGCTTGCGTGGCATCCCTACCGAACAGGCTAAAGTGACCACTCTGCCCAGCGGCGGTGAATTAATCAACAGCGCCGCTCTCGATACGGCTAAGGCTAAGGAAAACACGGGCAAGGTCGGTTCTTTTGTGGTCGATGCTCTCAGCGGTGGCGCAAATATGGCTACTGGTTTTGGGTTGTCTGCTCTTACTGGCATCCCTTTTGTTGCCGCAATGGGCATACAGGCTGGCGGCTCGTCTGCCTTTAACGCTAAAGAGCAAGGCAAAACAATTGAGCAACAGGCACTGTATGGCTTGACAAGCGGTCTTGCAGAGGCGGCAATTGAAAGCATTGGCGGTATTGGTGCATCAACAGCATTGAAAGCGGCGGCTGGCAAAGGCGTGTCTGCCTTAATTAGCAAGCTTTCTCCGCAACTTGTCACCGCTATTGGCAACCTTGGCGCTTCTACAATTGGGAAAATTCTTGGTTCTGCCGCAAGCGAGGGCGCTGAGGAAGCCATTAGTTACGATGTTGATAGATTTTTGCAAGGGCTTATTCTTCAAAACGATGTGCCAAGAGATATTAAAGACCAAGCATATCAAGCGCTTGTTGGAGGCGCACTTGGTGGTGTGTTTGGCGGCGTTCAAGTTGTGGGGCAAAACACAGCGCAGGTAACGCCCCCCCAGACCGCTCAGAATGCCCCACAAGTGCCGCAAGCAACCGCCCTTGAAAGTACCCCTGTAGAGCAAACAAACGTTACGGCGGCGCAGGCAGTGGCGCAAGAAGCGCCCCCCGCGCAGGATGTATATGCTTCCTCTGTTTCTGAGCAGGACAACGCAATCGCTACGCTTGAAAAGTCGCTTGAAACCGAAAGGGCGTTGTTCCGTAATCTGTACGCTGAATACAAAAGCACAGACATTGAAAGCCGCAGACCCGAATTGCTTGCGGAGGCACAGGCGCAGCGCGGAAAGATTGCACAGGCTGAAAAGGCGTTACAGCAGGCGCAAGAAGCGCTTGCTCAATTCAAGTCCGATAATGCAAATGCGGAAAAATCAAAGGCTGGCATTGCAAAAATCACCGACATTATGGCTAATTTTCAAGACCGCTTTATCAGCGAATCTGCATTGGCTGAAATTGAAAAAGTCGGTGAAATGAGCGCTGAGGTTTCCGCGCTCAGGAAAGCATACAACAAGGCTATCAGTTTGCAGACTGGCGTTAACCGTTTGGTCGCTCAATTGCAGTCCTCTGAATCTTTGCTAGAGAGCGCATCGATTCAAGCCAAATTAGATAAAGCAAATGCGCAGCTTGACAAGGCGGCACAAGATTTGCAAACGGCGCAAAGCAAAGTCGCAAACTATTCGGATGTAACGCAGACTGTTTCTGCGCCGCAAAAACCTTCACCGGCTCCAAAGGCGTTGTTTGATGTGGCGAGGGAGAATGGGCAACAAGCGCCCCTTCCCGCTATGGCAAACACCGTTGTTATGGATAGCCCCCAAAAACAAGGCAATCTCAAAGGCACACTCGAAAACGCCTATACTCGCACGGTTGACGCGCAATACCCCATTGCCCGATATGCAAAAGTGGCGCAGGACGGTACAGATATTTTGGCATCTAACACAAAAAATGCGGGCGGCACAGTCAACTATATTTTCACGGATGCGCTTGTCGATAAACAAGGCAACAAAATCGGTTCATCTTTGCAAGAAGTTGTAAGCGCAATTCCGCAAGACCAGCAAACCGAATTTTGGAATTACATGGTGCAGCGCCAAAACATCGACCGCGCAAGAGAGGGCAAGAATGCGGTTCCTGATTTTACGCCCGAAATGTCCACCAGATATGTTGCTGAAACAGAATCTGTCAACCCCGCATGGAAAGCAACCGGCGACAGCCTTGTTAGCTGGATTGATGCTTTCAACCAAGAATGGGGCGTAGGCTCTGGCATCATCAACGCAGACCTCTACAAGTCTTTGCGCGATACCTATAAAAGTTATTTCCCTTTACAGCGTGAATTTGATGAAATTGAGGGCAGTATACCGCGCGATATTTCAAAGCAATTTGTGGATTCGTCAACGCCCATCAAAAAGGCAACCGGTTCCAGCCGTGATATCAATAATCCTGTAGAAAACATTATGAACATGGTAAACAACACTGTCAAAATCGCTCGGTATAACGCAGTTGGGCAGAACATATTAAACTCCGTTCGTGCCAATCCAGACGCACTGGTTAAATATGCAGAAATCATTGACGGGGATGCGGCAAAGCTATCCAAGACAGACGATATTGTCACTGTTCTGGAAAACGGCGAAAAGGTGTATCTGAAAATCAATGACATAGACCTTTTGAAATCACTCAAAGGGCTACCCAAAACCACGATCAGCATTCCGGTTATGTCGCAGGCCACCAACTTATTCAAAAGCCTTATTACGCAGAAAAACCCCTTCTTTGCCGCCCGTAACGTGGCAAGGGACGTCCCAACCGCTTATATTTATGGGAGTGAACCCAACCCCGTAAAGTATGCCGCTGGGCTTGGTGGCGCAGTAAAGGACATAGCGACCAACAGTGAAAACTACCAACGGTATAAAGCTGTCGGCGGTGGCATGGCAAACTTTTTCAACCCGTCGAACGTTGAAAAGTCTGCGAAATCACTGACCAGCCCAAGCAAGCCGTCAAATCTCCTGCAATATGCAAAACTGGTTGGTTCAAAAGTCAACAGCGGTATTGAGAATTTTAACAACATGACGGAATCAACTCCACGCCTTGCAGAATTTAACCGCGTATTTGAGCGCACCGGCGATGTGCAAAAAGCCCTTGATGCATCCAATAATGTCACGGTCAACTTTTCGCGCGGTGGCGATGTAACAAAGGCGATTGACCGCAATGGTGTGGCATACCTTAACGCTGGCGTTCAGGGCTTGGACAAGTTTGTGCGCAGCTTCTCCACCCCGCGCAAGGCGGTGGCAACACTGGCGAAAGCTGGCATTGCAATCACACTTCCTGACCTTGTTTTGTATCTCATGAACAGGGACGATGAAAAGTACAAGGAATTGAGCAACTACATTAAAGACAATTATTACTGCATACCGCTTGGGAATGGAGAGTTTGCAAAGATACCCAAAGCGAGAGAATTTGGTGTGTTGTTTGGATCACTCTTTGAGCGCATACTCAGGGCGGCAAGCGGAGAGCAAGACGCATTTAAAGGCTTCGGCGATACTGTTGCAACTAGCTTTTCGCCTGCCAATCCCCTTACCGCCAACCTCCTTACTCCTGCTACCCGCAATATTGACCAAAACAAAACCTATTCCGGCGCGGCAATTGTGCCACAAAGTATGTTGCAGGATAACCGCTCACCGTATTTGCAATACGACGAAAAAACAAGCGAGCTGACAAAGGCAATTGCGGCCTATGCAAATCAGGTCGGCGTTGACTTGTCGCCTAAAATTATGGATCACCTTATAAATTCGTACACTGGCGTTATTGGCGACTTTCTGCTTCCC